TGCTACAGGAACAAGGTCTTGGAGAATGATTGATAATAAAAGAAGTCCTGAAAATCCTGCTACTAAAGATTTAAGAGCAGATGCTTCAACTGCTGAAAATGATTGGGAAGCTAATGGTTGGGGTGATATATTAAATTTCCATACAAATGGTTTTGAAATAATAGGTAGTGATACTCAAGTAAACGCTAATGGAGAAACATACATCTATATGGCATTTGCTGCTGACCCTACAACAGTAGAACCTACTTTAGAAGATAGTTTTAATACTGTTTTGTATAGTGGAAATGGTGGAACGCAGAGTGTTACTGGAGTTGGTTTTCAACCTGATTTAGCTTGGATAAAAGGAAGAGTGAGTGGGGCAAGTGGTTTAACTTGGCATCTATTATACGATTCAATAAGAGGAATAGACAAGGCATTAGCTTCAAATGCTAATAATTCAGAACTTTCATTACCAAGTAGTTTAACATCTTTCAACAGTGATGGATTTACTTTAGGTTCTGATAGTGGTGTAGGGAATACAGGATGGAACCAAAGCGGAGTAAGTTACGTTGCTTGGGCTTGGAAAGGAGCAGAATTACCTGCTATAAACAGTAACGGTAGTATTACTTCTGTTGTTAGTGCAAATCCTGCTGCTGGGTTTAGTATTGTTTCTTATACGGGTAGTGGTTCAAGTCAAACTATGGGTCACGGATTATCTGATGCTCCAAAAGTTATTATTATAAAAAATAGAAGTGGCGCAAACTCTTGGAATGTTTACTTTAATGGAATAACAGCAAATAATCAAGTTTTATATCTAAACCAAACAATAGCAGTAGCTACTAATCCTTCTCAAACTATTTGGCAAACACCTACAAATACAACAATAGGTGGAGGAACGTCAGCTGATATAGCCATAAGCGGAAACAATTACATAGCCTACTGCTTTGCAGAGGTTGAAGGATTTAGCAAGTTTGGTAGTTATACGGGTGCTACTCCAAGTTCAGTTGTTGTCAATACAGGATTTGAGCCTGCGTTTCTTTTAATAAAAAGGTCAAGTGCGGCAGGTGCAAATTGGGTTCTTTGGGATAATAAAAGAGATACAACTAATCCAAGAAGTAGTGTTTTATTTCCAAACACATCTGATTCAGAAATTACCGCTTCTACTTTAGATATAGATTTTAATCCAACAGGATTTGAAGTTAAAGGTAGCGATGGAGGAATAAACGCAAATGGTTCAACATTTATCTATATGGCATTTGCTAATCAGTTTTAGCTACGCTAAACCTTTGGGTCAATTTTAAATAAAACGGGGGTGTAAAAGCCCCCATAAAATATAAAATATAAACTATGGCTGGACCAATAAACGGAACTAATTTTATGCTACTAGAAGGCAATACGCCAGTAGGGCATAGCACCAACTGTTCAATGAATTTAAGCTTAGATTTGCCTGAAAAAACTACAAAAGATAGTAGCGGCTGGGTTGAAGTAATTGAAGGGCTTAGAAGCTGCGAAATGGTCGTTGATGGGCTTACAGATTATAGTGATACTTTAAGTTTTGAAGGATTAGTTGATAAAATAATAACAAGGGCGGAGAATGTTTATATTTTCAATATAGGCGACTTTTATTATTATGGTAACGGTTATATTGCAAGCGCCGAGGAAGTAGCAGAAATGGAAGGCCCTGTTCGTTATAACATAACTATTAAAGTAACTAAAATATTAGTTTCAGATAATCAACTACCTTGGAACTTAATAGATAAGCTTTGGGAAAATGTAAACAGTCAATGGCAAGCGACTTAATTGGTTAGTAAAAATATATTATCTTTACAAAAAAAATATTAATACATACTTTTAAAATATAAATATGGCAACAACAGGAGTTTTTAACGGAACAAACCTATTATTAAAAATAGAAGATACGGTGGTTGGACACACAACTTCGTGTACGCTTTCTATTTCTCACGATTTACCCGAAGCTACTACTAAAGATAGTAACGGTTGGGCAGAAGTAATTTCCGGCGTAAGAAGTGGCGAAATTTCATTTGAAGGTCTAGTTGATTATACAGACGATGCTAACGCAATTGAATTAGCAGATTATATTATCAACAGAACTCAAATAACTTGTATTTTCGGTACTGCTGAAAGTGGAGACGCAATTTATACTGCTGAAGGATTTATTTCTAGTATAGAGCAATCTGCTGAAATGGAAAGCCCAGTTTCTTATAGTGGATCTATAACATTAACTGGTGCAATTGTTAAGTCTGCAAACGCATAGGGAAGCGTTTTTATAATATAGGGCGGTATTAATTTATCGCCCTTTTCAAGTTTAACAAAAGAAACAAAAAAAATGACAAACAAAAAAAGAGGGTATTACACCCTAACTATTGGCGGAAAAAAACGAACACTTCACTTTTCAATGAACTTTTGGGCGTCTTTTACGGACGTTTTAGGCATTTCACTATCTGAAATAGACAAAGTTTTTTCAAGCGAATTAAATTTAACTTCAATTAGAGCGTTAGTTTACGCTGGTATTTTATCATACGACCAGGAGGAAGGTAACGAAATAGATTATAATATTTATAAAGTTGGCGCCTGGTTAGACGATGTTACAACAGAACAGTTTAATGAAATGGTCCAAACGCTTACTGAAAGTCGTTTGCTAGGTAATGATTTAAACGGTGGTATTAAAAGAAACGTTGTAAAAAGCACAAAAGCAACAAAAAAGTAGAAGCGCCGCTAACCTGGGAAGATTTAACTGATTATTATATTGGCCAGGTTGGCATAGACCCAAGTAAATTTTGGCGCTATACTTGGAAAGAAAATGCTTTGCTTGGGGAAAGTTGGGTAATTAATATTAACCTAAATTGGGAAATGACGCGTTACACTAACGCAATGATTTACAATACAAAAGTTGAAAAGCGCGCGCAAATGATAACGCCCGAAAAACTTTTTAAATTACCGCAAGATATTTATTTAGAAAAAGGCAAGCCAAAAAGTACTAAAGAACAATACCAGGAATTTTTAAATAGAATAAACAAAACTAATAGTAAAAATTAAGGCGCTTAAACAAGTGCCTTTTTTTGGTTATTTTTGTAAGTAAATAAAATTATATGGCTACTAATGAATTAAAGGTATTACTAACTGGAGACGCTTCGAGATTAAGCGCTTCTTTAAATACCGCGAGCAGCAAATTAAAATCATTTGGAAGTAACGTCAAAAGTATTGGGGCAAGTTTACAAAGGTTTGCATTACCGTTAGCTTTAGCTGGTGGAGCTGCTATTAAAATGGGCGCAGACTTCGATAAGTCTATGACCCAAATAAAATCTTTAGTAGGGGTTGCAAGCGATGAAGTAGATAAAATGGGAGTTGCTGCTAGAGAAATGGCAGTAAACACAGGAATAAGCAGCAAGGACGCCGCAGAGGCTTTGTTTTTTATTACTTCCGCTGGTTTAAGAGGTTCGGAAGCTATGAACGTTTTAAACGCTTCTTTAAAGGCTTCTGCGGTAGGATTAGGCGAAACTAAAATAGTTGCTGATTTAGCTACGTCTGCTATGAATGCATACGGTTCGGAAGTTCTTAGCGCAACTGATGCAACTGATGTTTTAGTTTCTGCGGTTAGAGAGGGTAAACTAGAGGCAAGCGAATTGTCTGCGGCAATGGGAAGTGTTTTGCCAACTGCTTCTAATATGGGCGTAAAGTTTCACGAAGTAGGTGCTGCATTTGCTGCAATGTCTAGGACTGGAACAAACGCATCGTCTGCTGCAACGCAATTAAATTCTATTTTAATGGCTATAATGAAGCCGACAACTCAATCGGCTGCTGCGTTAGATGAATTAGGATTGTCTAGTGAAGGTTTAAGAAAGCAAATAAAAGAAAAAGGTTTACTATCTGTTTTTGAAACTTTAAAAATTGCTTCTGAACAAAATTCTACTGCATTTGAAACTGTGTTTGGAAACGTAAGGGCCTTAAGAGGTATAATGGATTTACTAGGCGCTGGCGTTGAAAGTACAAGGCAAATTTTTGCTAGTATGAACAAAACGCAAGGTGCTACTGCTAAAGCATTTAATGAAACTTCAAAAAGTGCAAGTTTTCAATTAAGTGCTGGAATAAATAAAGCAAAAGAAAGTTTTGCTCAAATGGGTGCAATAATGCTAAATACTATGCTTCCATTATTTCAAGATATTGCAGGATTAGTAAGTAAATTATTTAATGCTTTCAATACTTTAGATCCAGCTACTCAAAAATTAACTTTAGGTTTTGGCGCTATGGTTGTAGTCTTGCCAACTATTATAGGTTTATTTGGAACGTTAACTACTATTGTAGGCGCTTTATTATCGCCTATTGGATTAATTGCTGCTGCTTTAGCTGGAGTTGCATATGTAATATATCAAAATTGGGGAGAAGTTGCGCCTGTTGTTGTTGGCTTATATAATCAATTTGTAGATTTATATAATGGAAGCCTTGCGGTAAGAAAAGCTGTTGCTCGTTTAGGCGCTACTTTTAAATCTGTATTTATAGCCGTTAAAGCACAAATAGACCAATTTGTAAACGTTTTTTCTACTATGTGGAACATTATTAAGGAGTTTTCTGAAAAGGGAACTGATGGTGCTTTTGGCGATATATTAGAAGAAGGGTTTGAAAAAGGGAAAAACATAGCGAAACAAGCTGGGAAAGACATAGGTTCAGCTTATTCTGACGCTTTATCTGATGCGGTTAATAGTAGATTAGAAAAGAAAACAGTAGAGCAATTAAATACAAGTCTTACTAATATAGGAAATAAAGCTAAAGGTTTTATAACCGGAATTTTTAGTGGAAATGGCGGAGGTGGCGGAGTTGGAGTAAGCCAAACCGTTGATGCTCCTGTTCAACAACCAACAGATTTAAGCAAAACTTTTCAATCTAAAGGCGTACAAGGCGACCAAATAATTAGCGGAAGCGAACAATCTCCTTTAACTGGAGTTGTAGCGCAAATGAATATTGACTTAGAAGGTATGGCTGCTGCTACTGAAAAATATAAGCAAAATTTGCAAAGGCTTAAAGAAATTGGCGATATGGTAGGTCAGTCTGTTGCTAATGCGTTTAGCGATATGACTGGTTCAATGATTGATTCTTTGAATTTAGCTGATACTGGTATGCAAGGATTTTTAAAGAGTTTACTTCAAACAGTTGTTAAGTTAATATCTATGATGTTAGCATCTTCTATTTCGCAAGCTATTGCAGGGGCAACTGCTGCCGGTACTGCAACGGGACCAGCAGCTATATTTACTACGCCAGCTTTTATTGCTACGGCAGTAGGTGGTGTTATGGCTGCTTTTGCTGCAATACCAAAATTTGCAAATGGTGGTATAGTAAGCGGGCCAACAACCGCTTTAGTTGGAGAATATCCTGGAGCAAAAAGTAACCCGGAAGTTATTGCGCCACTAAGTAAGTTGCAAAATATGATAAACAATACAACTAATAATGGCAACGGTTCAAACGTAAACGTTACAGGGGAATTTGTTGTTAGGGGTCAAGATTTAGTTCTAGCTTTACAAAGAGCGGAAAAACAAAACAATAGAATATAATGGCATACGGCGTAAAATATCGTTTAGATTTTTCTGACGAACAGGGGAATAAAAAACGCTTAGATATACTTAAAAAAGATTATACAGGCGAAATACTACCTTTAATAGGTTCAAAGAACCCTATTACAATTAATTGGAAGGCAGACGACGATTTTTACGAGCCAATAATAGGTTCCGAAGCCACTATAAATTTAATGGTTACAGATACCGTTAATTATGATAATTTTTACGAATTTGACGAAAAGGAATATAAAGCTGAATTTTATATTGAAAGCGCCGAAGATGTTCTTAGTATTTATTGGGCTGGTTGGATTACAAACGACCTTTATACCGAAGTTATAACTGCAAAGCCTTATAATATATCAATAAAAGCAAACGATGCTTTAGGTACATTAAAAGGTTATGATAATTATTTGCCAACTAGCAATGTTAAAGCTTGGGAATATATATATAAAAATTTACAAAATACAGATTTAGGTTTTGATATATACGTTTCTAACGATATTAGGCTTAGTTCAAATTCAGAATGGCTTAATGTTTTTAATGAAGTTACTTTATTAAAAGAAGTATTTTTAAAAAAATACGGCAGAATTGACGCAAAGGCAGCATTAAGATCTATTTTATTAGGTTTTAATTGTAAAATATTTCAGTCTTACGGACGTTGGTATATTGTAAATGCTTCTAGTTATGGGGACGAGGAAGTAATAGCTGGAATAAATGACGGAAGTTTAACTGGCGCAGCTATTATAGCTAAAAAAATAAATAATTTAGTTAATGGAGGGGCTTGCGCACCAACGCCTACACCACAACCAACGCCACAACCACAACCTACACCACAACCACAACCTACACCACAACCACAACCAACGCCACAACCGCAGCCAACGCCGCAACCACAGCCTACACCACAACCGCAACCTACACCACAACCGCAGCCAACGCCGCAACCGGTTCCAGTTGCTCCGGATATACATTATGCTTTAGAGAGATGCGAC